CTTTGGCGCAGCACACAGCTGCTTGCTCATGTCTATCTAAATCCAAAGGAGCGTTGAATATGGCAAACATCGCATCGCCAATATACTTGTCTATCATTCCACCATATTTTTTTACGGCATCTGATTGAATTGTTAGTGCCTGATTCATAATCCTAGTTACTTGTTCGGGGTCCATATTTTCACTCATAGCAGTAAAACCGCGTACGTCTGTAAATAAAAAAGTACATCTTTTCTTTTCGCCACCTAGCTTTAACAATTCAGGATCCTTTTGTAAGGCTTTTACCTGACGAGGATCAAGATAATGTTCAAATTGTTTTTTAATTTGCTGTCTTAACTTGTATTGTTCTCTGAACTTTAAATAATACGAAACGCTACCAACAATAAATTGACTGATGAGTGTCCAAGTCACGTCAATCAAAACACCATTTTTTATGGTGTAGATTCCGCTAATAAAAACGAGAACTAAACTCGTTGATAAGCCTATTAAACCTAGAGTCATACTCAGTTTTTGAGTCAGGTACCAAGCTATTAAAATAAATATGATGAATATCAAAAGTTCTGCTGCGAGGTGCCATTCTGGTATTTTTGGAGAATTTGGTAATAAAATTGATTCAGCCAAAGCCGCTTGTAAATGATGTGGATTCATCAGACCGTTGGCTGTAGGCACTTGTGGTAGTATTCCGCCTCCACTTGTGCCAATAATTACATATTTATCTTGAGCTAATCTAATATCAGTCAAATTTATAATAGGAGTATCTACGTAGCTTACCCATTTACGCATCAATGGATCTACTGATATAGGTGGGAGTGATGGTATACGTATTTCTCCATCAGTCATATTTATAATATAAGTGTCTTGGCCTGTAAGCTGTTTAAGTATTTCTATAGCAAAACTTGGAGCAAATCCGTCAGGTGTACGAAGTAATAATGGTATTTGTCTAACTAAACCATCCACATCTGTAGGTGCTGACGCGACGCCTTGAGATGCGTAGTTTTTAAGTATATCAATATTTTGTATAACCCCTCTTGCTTGAAACCCTCCACCTGTATCTTCGCCCAAAATAACTGTACCTACAGTTGGAGGATAGCTCTCGTTATCGTTTTCAAACATCGCCAATACTGAAGGACCGTAGCTAAGAGCTTGTGCAAACGCTTCGTCTCCACCCATTCTATCTGGTTGCGGAAACGTAAACGCCCAGGCTTGTCCAAAACTACCAGCTTCTAAAAGTTTGATTTGTATCTCGGCTAATCTTTCACGCGGTAAAGGCCAGCCCCCCTCTTTTTCTATATCCTCTTCGTTTATATCAAGAATTACAAAATTACCTGTAGGTTCTTGTTGAGAAACAAATGTATCAAAAGTTTTAAGTTTTAGTATTTCAAGCGGCGTAAATTGTAAGGCAAGTGGAGTTATCAAAAGTGCGAAAAGTATTGGTAATACAAACTTTTTCATCAGCTACCTTGTTTGATGGTAATTGTATTAGAAGAACCGCCATTTACTTTTACTACGTTCTCGACGCCATTTTGAAAAAGAACCAATGTGTACGCGCTAGATCCATCTAAATCTAGTCTAAAAGTATCCCCTACTGATCTTCTAATGCTAATCATCTGGCCTGTGACTATTGTTGTAATCTGAGTGTCTTTATCTTGACCTATATCTGTACCAGCTATTGTAATACCTGTAGCAAGCTTACTAAGTTGATCTTCCTCGTCATCAACCGCAAGAGCGTCAATAATATTCAACAAATCCTCAAGAAAATTTACGTCTAAATAGTTAATATCTAATTCTGTAAATTCTAAGTCTGCTTCATTATCTAAAAAATCCTCTGCCAAGAAATCTATATCTAAGTCTGCAAAGTCTAAATAATCCGCTGTACCAGTCTGCTGTTGTTCTTCAGTTAAAGTTTCTTTTTCGTTTGGTGGATTTACTATTAACATGTTATCAATAAACTCAAGAGATATATCTAAAATGACAGGTTTAGATGGCGCTTGATTGTAAGTCATCGCGGTAGTTGCCTGATATGCCTGATTTAATATGACTTGACCCATAGCTGTTTCAACCACTATCTCCCCACTAGGATTACCATTTTCATCAGGCAAAAGTATAACAAGAGAGCTGCCAGTTTCAGGCGTAGTGGTTATTGTAAAGTCCGTACCTCTTACGTATACGTCAGCACTTGGCGTTTTTATACGTATGGCTTTTTTATTATTAAATTTACCTGTAACAAATCTGGCTGTTCCAGATGCAAAACGCAAAGCCATTTCACTTTTTGCGGGATTAGGATCGTATATGTAAGAGTTTATTACTAACTTACTATGGTCCATCACCCTAACAATGGTATCGTCTTCAAATGTGATAGCTACGCGACCAGCCTCAGTTTTGACGTTATCCATTTGCTGAATTGGAAAAGCCAACTCAGCTCCATACGGCTTGTCTCTGACTACTTGCGCGTTGCCTTTTAGCTCGCTAATACTTCCAATATCAACAGCTTGTGCTAGTACCTTGGTCGTTTTGAATAACGCAAACGGTGCTAGTAGTAGAACCATTGCTAATAATCTTAAGCCAGTCATTGTCTAATGTTGATTGCTGTTGAATGTTAAAAGTTCTATTACTACCTGTATGGTCTAACCAAAAGTAGCCGCCTGCGTAACCATCTCCATCATATGTGACAGTATTGTCAGAACCGTCAATATCCATGTAGTTGGTAGCACCATCTATATCAATAGCTGATGTAATACTGTTACTTGAGCCATTAATTATCCAATCAAGATCAAGAGTGCTTGCTAAAGCAACTGTAGCCTGATTCAAAGTGAAAGTATTGCTATTGCCAGTAACGTCAACATTTACATTAGATGAGTCAGCACCGTAAGTATTAGTCTTATCTGTATTCATGTTGAACGTATTACTGTTGCCATCAAATTCAAAGAATCCAGTATATGAATCTGCGGTGATGTCACCTAAGAACTTGTTACTGTCTCCTATTTGATTTATATCCAGGGTCATAGCAGTACCGTCTAAATCAAGAGCCGTCATGGTACCTGCAACAGCGTCTATACCTCCAATTATGTTGCCAGAACCGAGTTGCTCCAAATCCATATTTGAATTTGATGATCCTGAACTTTGATCAACAAATATTTCGTTGTCTGCTGCAAAAAGGGGGGCAGACATAATCATAATAATTAAAAGTCTTTTCATTCTTTTAACCTCCAATAGTTATTTTCTAAGCCTTGTTTGATCGTCTCTGCAACAGCTGTCTCGATAGCCATCTGCAAAGCGATACTGGTTGGCTCATTTTTAACCGCGCCCCCTTCTAATTCTACCAATTCTGTATTGTCTGATACAAATCTAAATACGTCGTTATCCAACGATGCAGACAAAACAGTTTTAGTAACCAATACTTCAAAAAGCACTCTACCAGTGCTTACTGAAACTGTTCTTAGGCTCACTGTCAGTATGTCTTCTCTAAACTGACGAGACATACCTATACCTAAATTTCTTGCTCCCATACCACCAGAGCTGATATTTGCTTGGTAAGATAAAACCCCACCAGTCATTATCATATCTCCAAATTTAAGTGGCATGAGCTTTTGTTCTTCTTCAAATGTTTCTCTAGTAGATCGTATCAACTGCCTTTCTTTAGTTACCGCGTCTAACGACACTCTTTCAACTACATCGAAGAAGTTAGAATGTTTGAGTGCGCGTATTAGATAGGCGTGTGGTGCTTGAGTTATAGCCGTACTAAATGTAGCGTATTTAGAATTCGATCTTCTTTGTCCTGTCTGATCTTTAAATCCGTCTGGGTATACTGCAATGACTGGTTTTCTTACAGGCTCACCAATTTCAGATAAATTTGTATATAAAGACTCTACAGTCGCTTTTTGTACGTTTTCAAAGGGTGGTAAATTATTCGCAAGGGGATCAATCATTAGCGTACAGCTAGAAAGTGAAACCACCAATGGGAACAATAACCTCTGTAACATTGCCGTCTTCATCAGTAATAGTAACTCTTACTTCCTCATCTGTAATTTCATATTCAATAGTGTTGCCATCCAGTTCCATAGATCCACTTTTACTGGTTTCTTCGCCAAATAAAGATGCCTCTATTTGCCTTGCAAGATTAGCATATATGCGGCTGGTCAAATTACGCATAAACCTGGCTTCTACTGTATTTGTTTTTTCCCTTTCAAGTTCATCCCTTAAAGCCTCTATTTCATCCTTGATTGCTTGTTTACGATTAGCCTCTTGGTTTTCAATAGTGAGATAGTGGCTCGAAGTTCCAACTCCGCTGAAAGACGGATTTTTAAATTCATGCACCATATCATCAGCTTGAACTGCCAACACAACAAACATGACAATTATCATAGAAGCTACAAGTAATATTTCGTCAGGTCGTTTAGGAGCCATTAATCTTTCCTCTGATCGTCTCGGTCTGCTTTTGCAATCTTGTTGCTGTCTATTAATTGCGGTACACCTAGTATGGTTTTGATAAGTGTGTCTTGTCTGATTATTTCGTTATCAAGAGATCTGACTCTATCTATCAAAGCGACCAAAATCCCATGTTGAGAGTCTAATTTTGTACCTAGCCTCTGTTCCATTTGTTCTATTTGATCTGCAACCTTATCGTCAAGTACATCAACTTTAGTTTCCATACCGTCAATAATACGGTTTATCAGTTTCCATATAAAAAAACCTAAACCAAGTGCAGCGGCTATCGGGAAGCCAACTTCATTAATAAATTGAACTGCTTGGTCCATTAGTCTATTGGATTGTGAAGACCTTTCTCAATAAGAACGTCTCTGTTACGCATGTGTTCGGCTTCTACGTCTTTTTTTGATTGCCCGTAGTAGGCTACGGCTAGGTGACACTTAACCATAAGCTTGTTAAGGTTCACGCCATCTACAACTACATCACCTAAAACTCTACCAAATTTACCTCTGGAGTCTTTGAGTTTTGTTTGTATAACTACTTTCTCCCCGTCCTCAATAGCTTCTTCTAAGAAAGCCCCAGCCATTTTTCCTCTAGCCTTCTCATCTTTGTTACGAGTACGTGACTCGGGAGTATCAATACCATATAAACGAACACGAGACTTATACAAAATATCGAAACCGAGATCCAGAACAACGTCGATAGTATCTCCATCGACGACTTTTTCAACTGTGCAATTGTATTCATACATTAGATATACCTAGTGGCTATAATGCATGTAATCATAACAGGATATATACCCCAGATAAGGGCTTCTAATCTTTTGAATTTTTCCGATCCCTCATCTAGTCTTTTTTCAATATACTCAAATCTAATAGCCGATTCTCTTTCGTATACTTTCAAAGATGTAAGATCAGAATCTTCTTTGGTCATTTGTCGTTTTTTACTCTTTTGGTTGTATAGGCCTCATTAACATCAGGCGTTGATTCGTCATCACCAACGAACTTACCGTCTTCATCTCTGGCTCTGACTTTAACTTTTTTTGTTCCCGTTACTTTATCTACTATCCTACTCCATAGTCCCATTACTTTTCTCCTATCTTCTTAGTAATTGATTCTACCTGGGCTTCTTCTTGAGAATCTTCTGCCAAACTCTTAATCTGTTCCATAGTCTGTTTTCTAACCAAAGCTATAGCTTCTATTTCAGCACCTTTCCAAGCACCTCTTTCTGTTGCTACGTCTAATATTTGTAACACGTTTACGAAGTATTGCTGTTCCATAATTTATCCTAGTATTTTAGTAACGCTTGTTGGTGTTATCTTTTCTGCTATCTGTGCATCTAAGCCTGCTTTCATAGCTGTAACAGTATCAGCGGTCAAAGCAGCCTCAACCCAACCTTGTACTTTAGCAGCATCAAGACTCGACCAGTTAGTAAAAGATGATAAATCAGAAATATCTAAACCTTGGCTTCCATAGACTGTAGCTGTCCAGTTGTTACCATCTGAGTCTTTGTTAGTGTCATCAGTTGCTGTTAGTCTCCAATGTACGTTATGCACTACATTAGATTTACCGCTTTTAGTAGGGTAGGTGTCACATGTAGATACATCCCAAGTATAATTTATTGCCATATTTTTTCTCCTTTATTGTAGAGTTTCTATTTTAGTTTTTAACTGTTCTATTTGTTCTTGTTGTTCTTGAATAGCCTTCAACATCTTAAACATCAAGTCTGTGTTATAAATAGCTTTGTAAGGTTCTTCACCTTCTGGTGCTTTATCTGACCATCCGTCTTGGTCTACTAAACTTGCATCTACTGTTTCTGTTTCTTGTGCTATTAATCCTGTATGAACTTTATCATCTGTTTGGTCTTTATACTGGAAGTCTCTAACTTTTAAGTTTTTGATAATTTCTAAAGTATCAGGAGTATCTACAATATTTTTCTTAACTCTTTCGTCTGATAAATTTACATCATTACTTTGATAATTTTCTATTCCACCATTTGATCTTACAGCAAATCGTTTTGCTGTAGCATCATCACAAAATAAAAAGTGATTACTTGTTCCGTTAGCTGTTGCATTTGGATATTGAATTCTTACTCCAAAATTTTCGGAACCTGTACTTCTTGTATTCGCAAAACCAGTTACATAATCTACTGCACTTTGAGATACTTGGAGTTTGCTACCTGAATATCCACTTAATCCACTGGTTGCTCCTATTAACAAAAGTCCAGCAGAAGTAATACGCATTCTTTCAGCGGCACTGGAACCTGTGCCAAATCTTATATCATCACCTTGTATTTGTAAGGTGGTATAAGCACTTGAACTACGATTAAAAGAAAATATGCGACTTACTCCTGATTCTTGAGGAGATAATTCTATGCCTTGAGCGCCACCATCTGAAATTGCTAATTTTTTTGAAGGACTCGTAGTTCCTATGCCTACGTTTCCAGAAGAATCAATACGCATTCTTTCTGAACCTGCTGTATTTATTTTAAAAGCATCAGCAGAATGTTCATAACCGATTAGCCCTCTTGCTCTAGTAGTATCAGAAAATAATATTATTCCTACTCCATCTGTAGGAGTTCTTATATCCATAGCGACTGAATCACTATGTTCTAAAATAATTTTATCTGCACCATCAGCAGTATAAGATGAACCTGAGTTGCCTCCGTGAACATGCAACAAACCTTCTGGGCTTGTAGTTGATATGCCCAAATTCCCAGAAGAATCGATACGCATTCTTTCTGTATTACTTGTACCAAATGCCAGTGTGCCTGTGCTTGGAGTAAGCAAAGTAACTGCCGAAGCTGTTTTTATATTTAAATCTGCATCCGAATTATTTGAAAACAAAGCAAGAGTGCCATCTGCCCCTACAACATGAAAAAGTTGTGCTGGAGCAGTTCCTATACCTACACGATCATTGCCCGCATCAACAAAAAGCATGTGGGTATTACTATTAGACTCTACTCTAAAGTCTATATCATTACTGTCTTCGTTGAAAACTGCTTCACTCGTTTGCAAGCGTATTCGTTTTACTTCAGTACCACCATGCATAGTTTTGATTGATAACATCCCATCTTCTGAACCATCTGCGGCACTAATAATGGTACTGCTTATAGAACCATACACTACATCTTGCGAGTTGTTGTTTCTGCCTTCAAAGTCAATACGACCTAAAAGGTCACTATCTGCTGGAGAGCCAGAGTTTCTATACATTCTAAGGTTAGGACCAGCATTAGCGTCTGCATCAGTAGATGTAAGTGTTAAATTGTCTGAGTTATCTGTAACTGTAATTGTCGCTCCAGCAGAAGAAGTTATAGCACCATCTACTTGTAGTGTAGAAGCCATATCAACCGCACCATCAATATCTACTACGTCTAGGTTAGTTGTGCCATCTACGTCTAAATCGCCATTAAAGTCGCCATTACCTGTAAGTGTTAAAGCTCCACCGATAGACACATCATCTGTAACTGTTAGATCGTCTTGTACTTTTAAATCTACTGTAGAAAGACTAGCAAAAGCGTCTACTACTGCTGCTCCTGAACCAGCACCATCTAGGTAGACTGCTTTAGTATCTCCTGGGGGTATAGTTATATTTGCTCCAGAACCTTGTGAAATTATTATGTTTTGAGATCCGCTTGTGCCGTTTTCTATAAACTGCATCCTACTTATAGTATTAGGAGCAATAGTTATAGTACAAGCCGAGTCTAATGTGCCTGTATATTTAAGATACATAGCTCTACCAGGGTCAGAGGCTCCATCTGCTACTGTTGTGGTATGCGTATCTGCGTTAGTTGTAATAGCTTCTGTTCCGAAGCTAAGAGCTTCTCCAATCAACTCTAGATTGGTATTCGTGCTTGTTCCCCAAGTTCCTGACTCATCACCAGTAGCTATTTCTTTAAGTCTTAGATCATTTACATAAGTAGCCATTTATATCTCCGTTCAATTGATTATATTACCTTTCTTCTGCATAGTTAAGCAACATCTTCCCAGTTGGGTGTTTGACTGTCATCTATGGTTGTAAAACTAGGCGTTTGATTTTCATCTATTTCACTAAAATTAGGTGTTTGAGATTCATCTATAAGGCTCCAAACAAATGGCTCTCCCAATTCTCCTGTAGCTGATAAACCTGTTAGGGACACTCCTGCTTTTGCTACAACTGTTACAGAACCTACAGAGGCTGTTGCCCCTTGACCTGTAATTTGTAATGTTATTCCCAAAGCTATAGAAATGGTACCCAAAGCACTTGCAGCCGCAACTCCTGTTGGCGCTACAATACTTTTTGCTACTGTAGTAACAGATCCAACAGATCCAGTAGCTGAAAGTCCAGATACACTTACGTTAGCTTTTCCTACAGGAGTAACAGTACCTAATGCACTTGTTGCTGCTAAACCAGTAAGTGTTACTACTGCATTATGGTGAATTGTAATTGATCCGAGACTCGCTGTTGCGCTTAGTCCTGCTACAGGAACATTTGCTTCTCCATCTACATCTACAGATACCCCACCAACGGTAGCAACGGCGGTAGGTAAAACTGCAACTGCATCGCCATTTACACCAACTCCAGATACAGAAGCTGTTGCTGATTGTCCTGATGGTATTACATTTGCTGCCGCTATTATAGAAACAGAACCTACAGCAGAAGAAGCCGCGCTTGGTGCTGTAAGTGTTACAGGATTAGGTTCGCCCCACGTATCGGAACCCCAGGTTCCGCGACCCCAGCCTGTTATATCAGCCATAGGCTATTTAAGCGATTCTAATAATCGCTGTAGAAGCTGCCGCAGCAGGAAAAACTACAGTAAAATCACCTGCGGTTGAAGTTTTATCTCCACCGAAATCTATAGTAGCTACAGATTTATTACTATCAGTTGAGTTGTAAATCATGCAACCTCTAGCAGTTACGGTGGCCGTTCCAAACGTCAAATCAGCAAAATCTGTAAAACCAGTTGTACCGCTTGAAGTAGGATCAACTCTAGTAAGGTTTGCACCCCCTGAAGTGTAATTTGTACCTGATGCTTGTCCAGTCGTTGTAAACGCAGTAGTAGTGGCACCTAAAGTTGCTGAACTTGTATATAAAGCAAGTTTGAAGGTATCTCCACCTGAGTTTTTAAAGTTATGGACGGCTTCTAGCAGCTCCTTTTTAAAGCTGGTTGTTAATGTTGATGAAATAGCCATATTTATATCCTTTTTACAATTTCAGCTACGTCTTCTTCTCCAGCCGTCATAAGCTCTTGAATTAAGGTAGCCTTATAAGATTTTATAGCATTATGTATATAAATCAAACTAACTTGGTATATCAAATTTTTGTAAGCTCTGGCTTGTTCTTTAATATGTGGATCTTCACTATCACTTGAACTGACTATTTTTTCTGTAAGTCTTTCTGCCCAGAACTCAGGAGGATGACCTCCATAATTACTTGTTTTAGCTTCTATAAGGCCTAATCCTGGCATACCTGCTGGAGTTACTTCATCTACCATACTTTTGGATCTCCAGCTTTTACTTCTTTGAGATGTGTATCGTACCTGTCCATTAGCATTGGTTTTTGTTCATTTGCAGGTCTGCCTTCTATTTGGCTTTTATTGAAAACACGTAATTTGTTTTCTTCATCATGTACGATTATCTTAGGATCATCTAAACGATGATATCCATATAATTTATCCTCTACAGGTATAGATGTATCCAGTAAAGTAGAAGAATTAGCAACTTCAATTCTAATACCTTCATTTTGACATTTTGAAAGCCAATACTCTACACACCCCCTGCCTGATTCTGCAAAATACAAATTACCAGTATAGGTAAAATCTACACCAAACATTTTGATGCAGCCTACTTTATTCCATAAAGCAAAAGCTATAGCGTAAGCTACTGTATTATTCAGGTAGTAGCAGTTTAAATCTCTTACTACCTCTTCTATAGGATATAAAACTAAGCCTTTTGCCCTCTTATCTAACTCACATGTATATATTGGTCCTTCATGTGTTTTAAGTAGTTTCTTCATTGAATTTGTTTGACCGCCTGCATCATCGCTGTCAAAAAAACGACTGGCTGGGTCTAACATAAATATACGATCATGGAATATAACGTCTGCTACAGCGTTTATTGCCCAGACTTCGTCAAAATGAACTCCATGTGATTTAGCAAGATTGTAGTCAAACCAACTACGTCCCATACCTACTATAGCTACAGTCTTGCCCTCAAGTTTCTTGATAGGCTTCATACTTTCTCCTTTTAACTTACATTTGTCCGAAGCGAGTCATAGCGATATTCGTCGCGTCTTCCTCTTGCTTCAGCTCTATTTTTCAATCTTGCGATTTCTTGTTGGAATCTGTTTTCGTAAGTTGCTAGTAGATCTGGTTCACCCTTCATAAATGTATAGCCTTCAACTAAAGAGGCATAAAGCAGAGCATCTCTGGCGTTATTAGAAAGCCAAGTGCCACTGGTATCAGTAACTAAACTGTTTGGTCTGTAAAGATAATGCAATTCCACAGTGTAATTTGCATCTGGTAAAGGCGCGACAACGATTGTGGTTCCAGAACTTCCAGAAGTGCTGTATTCCTTATCAAAGTCAGCGTAATACAAAGGCAGCCCTCTCAGGCTGGTATCAGTAATATCAGGAGTAAACTCTTGCATAAAACTGGGGTGTTTCTTGTCCAGAAAACGATAGTCACTAGAACTATCAATAACTGCTAACGAAAAACTTAGAATAAAATCATTTGGACAAGTCAAAAATCTATTACCTGTCGTAAGACTACCTGTTACGTTTTTCCTAAAGAAATCTTCTTGTACTAAATTAAATATTCTATCTTCTGCATTTTTAATAAAATCAGGGATAGTGTCATTAAAAGTTGTCTCGTCGTAATCAAGATAACTTTTGATGAGTGTTAATAATTGAGTATAAGTCATGTTGTAATTGTAACTGTTCCAACACTACCTGTCATTTTAGGAGTAACGAAGTTTGTTCCTAAAATTGATGGATTCATCGACAAAGAATTTATACTTGTTCCAGTAAAGTTATTAGCGTCTGATATTACAACAAACCCCTCCCCTACCTCTTTGTCGTTATTTGGTCTTGGTTTATATAAAGCCTCTGGGTCAACTACTACTGGTCTTGGATCAATTTGTGGAGCTTTTGGTTCAAAACAAGATGGGCAAGTTTTTAAATTATTCCACTCTTCTCTAAGTTCGTGTAGTTTGTATTCAAAACCACATCTGTCGCAAAGTGCTTTTGCAAATTTGCCAACAGCATAGGCCATTAATAACTACTCCTCATAGATGGCTTGATACGAAATGATGCTCTATCCTCGTCTTGATCAGCGGCACGCCTAAATTCTTCTTCGTAAGCAGCTTTGAGCATTTGCATACGATCTGGCGCTCTTTTTATTGATATGTAGTAAGCCAATCCTGCCGCAAAACATGGATAGAAACGAAAAGGCATATCCATAGTATTTATAGCTGTATCAGCATCGTCCATTCTTACTATTTTGTTGAATAATAAGACATCTGTAGAATTTTCTGGGGACGGCCAAACTTTTATTACAGGTGTTGTCAACTTGTCAAAAAAGAACTGAGAAGGTCTGCTTTCTGTAGATTTATTTGGTATGTTTAAATATTCAGACCTGCTTATCCTGGTCATGCTTGTATCGGTAACTTCGGAATTTACGGTTCTACGCAAAGACATATCAAGTATATCTATTACGTTTGCGTTTAGTGTGTAAGACTCAGTACCTTGTGTTAAGGCTTGTGTTGTTTGTTCAATTGTCCATTGATTCAAACCTCTATTAGCCCATTCAGCCAACATCAGATTTATAGATCTTTTTGCTGTTCTTAAATCGTAACCAGTCCTAAGTTCCAAACCACATCTTTCAAATGCTTCTTCTACGAACTCTGTTACATTAGGCTCGAAATCTGTGCTGCCTGAGAGTGCCATTATTTTTTCTTCTTAGTATTCTTCAAAGATTTTTCTATTTGTGCAGCCTGTTTAGCATGCAATCTAGAAGCGCCTTTCAACTCTTTAATAAGTTTCCTTTTTTGTGCTATTGATAAATCAGCCATTATTCATCCTCCGCGTATAGATTATCAAAAATTCGGTTTACATCCAACGTATAGTCTAAATCAGACTTTGAATAATGTATATGTGCAGATGGTTTAAAATCAGGAGCGCCTTGTCCTGTTTCAAACCAAGCGGGGTGTGTAACTCTTACGCGGTTGTTTGGTAACGCCACTATATTACCTGTCCATTCACCAGCATCTAATAATTCTAATACATGACTCTGTTTGTGCTGTGCAGGATCATCAGCTATTTCATTTTCTGCATAATCAACAGTGAACAAATATTTAGCTGGATATAAATTACCATCTATCTTGGCAAGCCAAGGACAAGGTGTGGCTCTGTCTAAGACGTAAACTGCATGGTGATGTGATGAACAATCCCAAGGCTGTGCATCGTGAACAGCCATTGGCTCTGGCCAATCTTCAAAAGGTGTATCGCCTACAAGTGCAGTAATTGGCATTCTTGCCCACATAGCTCCACCATGTACGTTTTCTTCTTCTTCTCCTTCAGCTGGAATACCAGTAAAAATTACTTGAAAACTCAAACATCTTGTCGGCATGGTTGTTACTGCTATTGCCATAGCGTGTAAGAATTCACCATGATATTTTTCATGGTTATGAGTGTACTCTTTTCTAACCCAGCATTTAAAATGAGGTATATTGCTTTGTAAGTAGGCCACTATCTACGTGATCCAACTCTACCGCCTCTCTTATAGCCTTTTGATTTCATCGCTTTGCCACCCTTTGCATATCCTTTTGATTTCATAGGTCCGCCTTTTTTCATCCCTTTGGATTTCATTGGCCCACCTTTTTTCATACCCTTAGACTTCATAGGACCGCCTTTTGCCATACCTTTGGACTTCATAGGTCCGCCCTTTTTCATGCCTTTACTTTTCATAGGTCCGCCTTTACGCATTCCCTTTGATTTCATCGGTCCACCCTTACGCATGCCTTTAGACTTTACTTTACCTCCAGCTGCATAACCTTTTGTTCTTTTATACATTTAAACCTCTACTTTTTTTTAGTTGCTTTTTTCTTTGCAGCTGGTTTCTTTGCAGCTGTTTTGGCAGCCTTTTTCTTTGGCATGTTCAAATAAATTCTTGTCTCTTCGACAGGCTCATCTGGCCTAACTTTAGCTTGTTGTCTAGCTTTTAACTTAGCTTCCATTTCTTTGTCTGCTTTTGTTGCCATCATTATCTCCTAAGATATAGTCGTCACCTTACGACGATTATTCATAACTTTACCACAGCCTTTTGCTATGAATCCACCGTTTTTCTTCTTAACACGATTTTGTTGAGACATAGATTTTTCTATTGCCATACCTCTTTTCATTTCGTATGAAGATATTTTGCCGTCTTTGTTGAGATCGGCTTTTGATCTATTTTTTAGCATTTCTCCTCCTCTGTTTACAGAAACTCTTGCTGCTTTGGTATTAGCTACCACTGTTTTACCTTTTGCACCTGCACTTTTTTTCTTACGTGCAGTTTTCGCCCTCTCTGCTTTCGACAAACTTTGAGCTTTCGCCTTTGGTAAACACCTATCTGGGTTTTTCTTATTTTTACTGGTGCCACAGGGTCCTTTGATTGAACCGTCAGAACCTATTCTGACCCAGTTCTGCTCTCGCCACTGTTTTAACTGACCCATTATCTTAATCTGTTGGACATGACTCTTCCCTGTCCTCTTACGTTAAATACCAGTCCGCCACCTGCTTTCTTGACTCTCTTTTTTTTCTTAGATCCTTTTGCATAGTTCGGATCCTTACAATATTTAGATGCCGCCATATTTGCATAAGCAGACGGATATGTATCAAAAGTACGTTTTGCCCAAGCTTTTCCTGCTGGACATATTTTTCCACCGCTTTTTGCTTTAGCCATTTAGCATCTCCATTGTCTTCTTGACCAATAATTGGCTTTTGTTCTGTCGTCACCTAAATTTTTACTTCGAGCGCAATAAGCCTTCCTTTTCTTAGGATTATTGGGGTGCGCTCCCAATTTAGGATCACCAAAAGTTACACGTTTTACCTTACCAGAGGATGGTTCTCTGACAAAAACTTCTCTTGTTTTTTTGCCAAACCCAGGAGAACCTTTTGAGATTCTCCTTGGTTTATTCAGAGTTACTGTTTTACCTCTGTATTCAGCCATTAGTAATTTTTATTCAATACCAGAATTATTGAATAAGCATCGCCGCTAGAATGACCAACAGTTGTAAAATCAATATCACCTGTAACGCCAGATCCAGCATTATTAGGTATGCCGCTAAATCTATCGTCGTAATATTCATCTCCTGTACTGTCAGCTGGTAAAGGTATTGCTAGAACATTTGTACTTGCATCGAATTCAAGATCAACGCCCATACCTCTAGTTGCCCAATAAATCCTAGCTATTGATACACTTGTGCATGCTGCACCTGTACTGTTAGCTTGTAGCGCGGAGACATCTACTTTTTTTACAGAAGATTCTCCAGTGCCGTCTGATTCATTAGTGAACTTTAAAATAGCAACTCTTTCACCATCCTGAATAGTTTGGGATGTTACTGTATCAGCCATTATAAGCCTCCCTTATCTTTCTACTGCCGCTACTACGTAATCAATTGTCATAGTTTGAGCAGAAGCTTCACCGTTTTGAATACCAAAAGAAACTGTAAGTTCTTCATCATCAGGTAAATTAGTTATAGCAACTCCAACAGGTTCAGCATTATCTATAGAATAAAAAACTTGCGAAGCATTTTTATCTAAAAAGAAAGTTGTTGTAATGAATGTGTCATCAGACATAGTCGCAACGTCTTCTGTTGTAGTGGCACTGTTGTCTTTTTCTACTAAGAAATCAAGACCAGCATCGCCATCAGCAGATATGAAGAAAACACCATCAGTTGTATCTAAAGGTGTTGTGTCTGTGATGCCTAGACCCATGACAAAATCAGATTGATCTACGTCGTTTACTTTAAATCTAGCTGAGAAGTAAGCGTCTTTGCTTGTACTAAGCTTGAAACCTTCTCCTTTGAGCTGTAAAAAGTCTAAGTCATTGTCGCCAGCTGCGTTCGTAAGCAATAATGCTCCACCCGCAGATGATGTTACTGCTTCTGAAGCGCTTCCTGTACCTGCTTCAGTAGTAGTTATTGTCCAATCACCAGAGTTATAAGTGAAAAAATCATTTTGGTACATGTAGTACGTTTGATCTGATGGATATGGAACGAACATAGGTTGGTTTTTCTTATGCTTTGTAGCTTCAGAATTACCCGCCCATAGTATTAAGTTTTGAAAATGTGGATTAGCCATTATGAACTCCTTATATTTGTATTAATGGAAACTGCATGCAGCCCTCATTAAGCTAATTAAACACTTTTCTATCATATATTCATTTTTTTGATAAATAAAGTAAAAAAAAGGGGATGCCTAAGCATCCCCCTTTCCTAGTAGTCGGGTGACGGTGACTACTATATACCGTTAAGCTCCTTGAGAACCGAAAACAGCTCTAAAGTTAGAATATCCAAAAGAATATCTTTCTCTAGCTTTGTATCGCATGTTTCCTGTATCAAAATCACCTTCTAACGCTGTAGAAAGTGGAGATCTTTCAAAATGCTTGAATCCATCAGGACAATCAGTTTTGATGAAGAAAGCGTCCGTATCAGTTAAGTAGTGGTTTACTACATAACCATCTGGAAGCATACCCATATTTCTAATTGCATTGATGTCATTATCAGAAGTTCCTACTCTCCCTGGGGTTTGTAGAAGTCTATCTGCAACAAATTGAAGTTGAGGTGGAACGATTAATTTCATTCCTCTCAAGGCTATAACCAAACCTCTATCATCAGTAAATGTTGATATTGAAATCAAGTAATCTTCTAATGAAGTTTCATTAAGGTCGGCCATAGTAGTAGCTCTGTTTGCTAACGATCCACCGCCGCTAAGAGGGTGATCCGTTGCAATCAAGACTTTACCATCTCCGCCCGCTACAGAGAACGCATTGTTCAATACAGCAGCAGCCTTAATTTGTTTAGTGTTAGCCATTGATCTAGCCAAAGCTTTGGTGTATCTAGCACCAAGTCTGTCGTATAGATTATCTTCAACAGCTTCTTCTGTTAATGCAAAAGCCAAAGCAATTGTTTCGTGCGTGTAACGAGAAGTATAGCCTTCGGTAGCGTTATCAAACCTAACGCCAGTTCCTTCTGCTTTTACCTCTGCATTACCGAAACCTGAAATCAAGACTTCTTCTTCAAACGCTCTGTCCGAAGCTTCTGTTTCAAAAATTTCAGTATGTTCAGCCTCATACCTGGAGTATTCCAACCCAAAAAGGGCGTTCAATCCAGGCTCTAGTTCTTTCGCTAATTGCGCTCTATTTAT